AGATCAGCTTCAAGCCGGGCGAGATCGTCACCGGCAAGTTCAGCATCAAGGCCCAGGACGCGGCCCGCGCTGGCACCACGCTGTTCAGCGCGACCTCAGCCGCGGCCACCGGGCTGCCCTACGACACCTTCACCGGCACCATCACCGAGGGCGGCAGCCCCATCGCCACGGTGACCGCCCTGGACTTCACGCTGGACAACCAGCTCGAGGAGGCCAAAGTCATCGGGTCTTCGAGCCTGTACGACCTGCAGCCCAAGCGGGCGAAGATCACGGGCACGCTCACCGCGTTCTTCACCGATGGCAGCCTCCTGGACAAGTTCCTGGCCGAGACGGCGTCCAGTCTCGTGGTGTCCGCTGCGGCCGGAACGAAGAGCCTCACCTTCGACTTCTCGAACATCAAATACACGGGCGGCAAGGTGGACGTGAACACGGAAGGGCTGCTCGCCATCGACCTTCCCTTCGTGGCGCTGTACCACGCCACCGACACGGCCCTGAAGATCACCCGCGACAACACCTGACCCCCCGGCGGGCTGCTCCTTGGTGGTGGCCCGCCAGAACCACCCCTGGAGAACCCATGCCGTTGGATCTACGCACCATCGCCCCGAAGGACACGATCACGCTGGACCTCGAGCACCCGGCCAGTGGGAAGCCCCTGGGCGCGACGATCACCCTCTCTGGACCGGCTCACCCGGAGACCTTGAAGGCCGGACGCGCTGCGCTGGACAAGCAGCTGCGCAAGGGCGACAAGGCGTTCCGGGGCCTGGACTCCGAGTCCATCGAGCGCGAGGTGGTGGAAGCCTTGGCCTCCCGCACCCTGGGCTGGGAAGGGCTGGAACTGGACGGGAGCGCGCTGGAGTTCAGCCGCGCGAAGGCGGTGGAGCTCTACATGGACCCGGACCTGCGCTGGCTCAGGGACCAGGTCGATGCCGCGCTGAGGGACAACAGCCGTTTTTTCGGGCAGTGACGGAGGCCGCCGTGGCCGCTGCAGAGCATGTGTTCCGCCTGGACCGGCCCGACAAGAACGGGACGGCGGCGCGGGCGCACCTCGAGCAGGTGGAGCGCGCCACCGGCATCCGCCCCGAGGGCCTGGACGGGCCGCCCATGCCACTTGAAGCTGCCCACGTCTTCGGCTGGTTCGCTGAGTGCAGCATGGGGCGCGGCGGGAACAAGGCCCTGACCTATGTGGACATCAAGGCCTTCTGTGACCTCACTGGGACGGTGATGTGGCCGGAGGAGGTCCGACTCCTGAAGACCTTCGACATGGTCTTCCTGCGCGTGATGAACGAGGGGGACCACTGATGGCTGCGGATCTTGCGAATCTGAAGATCCGGGTGGACGCGCTGGAGGCCCAGAACGCGACCCGGGAGCTAGGCAAACTGGAGCAGGCGGGCGCCAAGGCGGAGAAAGGTCTGGGGGGCATGATGGGCTCCCTGCGTGGGCTGGCTGGGCTCTTGGGTGTCGCCGCCGTGGCCAAGGCTGCGACCGACGCCGTTACCCTGGCCTCCCGGTACGAGACCCTGGGCGTGGTGATGGGCGTGCTCGGCAACAACGCAGGCTACAGCCGGGCCCAGATGGATGAGTTCCAGAAAAGTCTCCAGGCCACCGGCATCAGCATGATCGCCTCCCGTGAGGCGTTGAACATGATGGCGTCGGCTCAGCTGAACCTGGTCGGAGCCTCCGATCTGGCCCGAGCTGCCCAGAACGCCGCGGTGATCGCCGGGATCAACTCTTCGGAGGCGTTCACCCGGCTCGTGCGCGGCATCCAGTCCGGGGAAACCGAGATCCTGAAGACCATGGGCATCCTGGTGGACTTCGAGGCAGGGTACAAGCGCCTGGCGCCCGAGATCGGGAAGACCGCAGACACCCTCACCCAGCACGAGAAGGCCCTGATCCGGCAGAAGATCGTCATGGAGGACGCCACCAAGAAGGCCGGCGCCTACGATGCCTCGATGGGCACCGCTGGCAAGCAGATGCTGTCCATGCAGCGGTACATCGACGATTTGAAGGTTAAGTTCGGGACGCTGTTCCAGCCCGCGCTTCGGGCCCTGGTCTTCGACCTTGCCCAGGGCATCAAGAATATCTCCGCGGGCCTGGAAACCTGGGCGAGCCAGAACGAGGGCTCTGTCCGAGAGTTCGTGGATTCCCTTACTATCGCCGTCCGGTCCGCCGGGCAGCTCGCCAAGGATGTCGGGGCCATCGGTGTGGCCATTGGACAGACCGGCGTGGAGACCGGGGCCCTTGCCCGGACCCTCCAGGGCATCGCCCTGTTGATCTTCGGGATCGATGCCACGGCACGGGCTGTGGCAGGGACCTTTGCCCAGTTCTCGGCATGGATGATGAAGAACTTCACCACGCCATTCCTTGAGGCTGAGAACAGCCTCCGGCGCATGGCGAAGATCGCCCAGGTGGATCTGCTCTTCAACATGGGGGCCAGCGGCGTTCGCAAGCTAGATGCGGCGGCGACCGGGCTGGACATGTTCGGTTCTCAGCAGGGGGATACGGTCGCGGCACGGTGGGAAGCCATCATGCAGGACATCGAGGGCGCAGGGACTGTTGCCAAGATCCAGGCGACCACTGACGAGATCAAGAAGCAGACGGTGGCTGTGGGCGGCCTCTCGGCCGAGGGGAAGAAGCACGCCCAGCAACTCGCCACCATCGTGGAACGCTACAAGGAAGAGCGCGAATATCTGGGGGTCAACGCCGACCTGGTCGAGCGGATGAAGGCCGCCAAGCTGGGCGCCAGTGATGCGACGCTCAAGTTCATCGCCACCGTTCAGCAGGAAAAAAACGCCTTCGACGCCGAGAACGAGAGCATCAAGAAGCAGATCGAACTCCGTGAGGAGATGTGGAAGGCCGCCTTCGCTGCCATCGAGATGGTCCCGGAGAAGACCCAGGACCCCATGGGGGCTCGTCTGCGGGAGGACGCGCAGAACCTCGGCCTCGACACCGAAACCCCCGAGGAGCGCACGGCCCGGGGCCTCCAGCACCTGCAGCAGATGCTTCAGACGGGCGCCATCCCGAGCCTGGAGGCCTACCGTCGGCGGTGGATCGAGCTGCAGCTGCAGGCCGGCGGCTCGCTGGAGCACATCGGGATCGTCATGCAGACGGTGACGGACCGCATGGGGCAGGCCTTCGCCAACTTCGTCACCACGGGCAAGGCCTCGTTCAAAGACCTGGTGTCCTCGATCCTGTCGGAGCTGGCGCGGCTGTACGCTCAGAAGGCGTTCGCGCAACTGCTGGAGTTCGGGATCGGGGCGTTTTTCGGCACGAAAGCTGTGACTGTAGCTGGCATCGGGGACACGATCCCAATGGGCGGCGGCACAGGGATCAGCTACACCGGCCCGCAGACTGTCGGGCTGGCGCCCGGTGGCGGCACCGCCGCCGCGATGTTCAACCCAGGTGGCGGTGGCGAAAGCGGACCCGTGAACACCTCCATCGTCGTCAATGTCGGTGGCGGCGGGGAGGTGTCCGGCCAGGCCAACGGCGAGGGGCAGCGGGGCGTGGCCCTGGCCCGCCTCATCGAAGGCAAGATCCGGCAGACCTTGGTCGATGAGATGCGCCCGAACGGGCTGTTGAACCCCGGGGGCGCATGATGGCGGACGTTTCTCTCACCATGCCCAACATCAGCTTCGAGTCGAAGAAGCGGGTGAAGTCGCGCATGAACTCCTGCCAGTTCGGGGACGGCTACGCCCAGGACGCCGGGGACGGGATGAACAACACCCCGGAGGAGTGGTCCATCGTGGTCCCGTTCGCCTCGACCACCGACATCAACACCATCGAGAGCCTGCTGGTCTCAGCCATCGGAAACCGCCTCCTCTGGACGCCGCCCCTCACGGGCGCGTCGCAGCAGATCTGGCGCGTCCCTGAGACCTGGGAGCGGACCTTCCACAGCTACAACGTCGAAAGTCTGTCCTTCGTCCTGCGGCAGGCCTTCTGATGCCAGTCCCGACCGCGGCCATCCAGGGGCTGAACCCGGGCAGCATCATCGAGCTCTTCGTGCTGGACGCCACGGGGATCGCGGGGGGCGCCCTGTCCCGGTTCCACGCGGGGACGAACCAGGTCAGCACTGACGTGGTCTGGCAGGGCAACACCTACACCGCCTTCCCGGTGAAGGCCGAGGGCTTCGAGATCACCAGCAAGGGCACGCTGCCCCGGCCCACGATGACAATCTCCAATGTGGGCGGCGTGATCGGCCTCCTGGTGCGCGACCTGGAAGACCTGGTGGGCGCCGTGGTGACCCGCAAGCGGACGCTGGTCCAGTACCTGGACGCGGTGAACTTCGTGGGCGGGCTGAACCCTACGGCGGATCCTACCCAGGAATACGAGGACGATGTCTATCTCGTGGAGCGGAAGGTCTCCGAGGACAAGGAAACCATCGTCTTCGAGCTGGCGTCGGCCCTGGACATCCACGGGCTGAAACTGCCGTCCCGGCTGATCCAGGCCACCGTGTGCCCCTGGAACGACGCTGCGATCTGCACCTACTCCGTGGGCGGTGTCTGTGACAAGACCATCGAGGGCGCCGCGGGCTGCAAGTTCCACTGGGGCGCGACCGCGGTGCTCCCGTTCGGGGGCTTTCCGGGCACGAGCCGAATCCGATGACGCCCGAGCTGCTCCGCCTCGCCCTGCACCAGGCCGCCACCCAGGCCCCCCGCGAAGCCGCGGCCCTGCTGGTGGACATCGATGGGCAGCCGGTCTACTGGCCCTGTTGGAATACCAGCACCGACAACGACCTGGTGACGCCCTCGCCGGTGGACCTGGCCAACGCCGAGGACGCCGGGCGGATCATGGGCTTCGTCCACTCTCACCCGGGCGGCGACCCGAGCCCATCGGAGACCGACCTGGCCGCCGCGGAGGCCATGGGGCTGCCGTGGTGGGTGATGGCCCCCTCGGGGCCGTGGACGCGCTATGACCCCCGCAGCCGCCCCGTGCTGGGCCGCCGGTTCGTGTTCGGCGTGGACGACTGCTGGAGCATCTGCAGGGACTGGTTCGGGCGGGAGATGGGCCTGGCCATGCCGGACTTCGAGCGGGAGCCGAACTTCTGGGAGACCGGCTTCGAGCCCCATGTGGAGCACCTGGCCGCGGCTGGGTTCGTTCCGGTGCCGTTCGGGGGCCTCCAGCGTGGCGACGGGCTGCTGTTCCGGGTGTGCGCGAAGACGATCACCCACTGCGCGGTCTACCTGGGGGACGGGTGGATGCTGCACCACATCGAGGGGATGCTCTCGCGCAAGGAGCCTGTGGACCGGCGCTGGATGAAGCGGTTGGCCATGGTGGTTCGGCATGAATCGAGGGTGACGCCATGATGAAAATCCGTCTCTACGGCGCCCTGCGGGCCCGCTTCGGCAAGGAGTTCGTTCTGGCCGCCGCCACGCCGGGGCGGGCCATCCACGCCCTCGTCATGCGTCTGCCAGAGTTCCGCAAGGCCCTGGAGAGCCACCAGCCAGGGTTCCACGTCCTAGTGGGCGGCAAGGACATCGGCGAGGAAGACCTGGGCATGCCTGCGCGTGGCCAGGTGGTGAAGCTGATACCGGCGGTGGTGGGGGCGTCGAGTGGGCTAAGGATCGTCGCTGGGGTGGCGTTGATCCTCGTCGGGACTTACGCCACGTTCCTGACGGCAGGGGCGGCATCGTTCCTCGTCAACTTGGGCATCGGCCTCGTCGTCGGCGGCGTCGCCGGGATGCTCACCAAGCCGCCCAGCTTCAACCCGAGCGCACTGGACAAGGGCCCGAGCGACACACCGTCCTACGCCTTCCAGGGGGCCCACATGACCACGGGGCAGGGCAACTGTGTCCCGGTGGGGTATGGCCGCTGTCGGGTGGGCGGGGCGCTCATCAGCGTGGGCATCAGCCCCGAGACATGGACCGTGAACGGCCTGGGCGGGCTGGCGCCGGACGAGGTGGGTACGCGCGGCGGTGACGGCAGCGCCTCGCCCTGGATCTGGGCCGTCGCGCCCGTGGCGGGGTGACCGATGATCGACTGGGTTCAAGATGGCGGGATGGGCGGCGGCGGCAACACCAGCACCGGAAGCAACACGCCGAGGGGCGGAACCTACGACGCCAAGAACATCGAGTTCGGGCGCATGATGCTCGCGGTCTCCGAGGGCCAGATCCTCGGCCCCGTGGACGGGCTGAAGTCGATCTACCTCAACGACACGGCCATCCAGAACGCCGACGACAGTTTCAACATCAGCGCGGTCTCGGTGGCGCTGTCGTCCGGCACCAATACCCAGGGGATCATCCCGGGATTCCCGGCGGTGGAGTCCGAGGTTTCAGTGAATGTCGAAGTGGCCTATGGCGCGCCGGTGACGCAGACCATCAGCACCTCGGGCCTGTCCGCGGTGCGGGTCCGCATGGCCGTGCCCCAGCTCAAGGTGATCTCCCAGACGGACGGCAAGGAAAGCGGGTCCTCCGTCCAGTTCAAGATCGAGCGTCAGCGCACCGGCTACAACGCGGGTGCCTACGAGGAAGTGACCCTGGACCAGAGCGGCTGGATCCGCGGGAAGTTCGGGTCGAAGTTCACGAAGAGCTTCCGGATCGAGCTGCCGGATGAAGGCACCGGCTCGTGGACGATTCGCGTCACGCGCCTCACGGTAGACGCGCCCGACGCCTACACCATCAACGAAACCTGGTGGGACTCCTACACCGAACTGACCGACGGGAAGTTCAGCTACCCCAACACCTCATGCCTCGCTGTGATGGTGGACGCGAAGCAGTTCCAGAGCCTGCCGCAGGTCTCCACGCTGATGGACCTGAAGATCGTGAACGTGCCGACGAACTACACCCCGGCAGTGCAGGACCCGGACACCGGCGTCTGGACGGCGGCCGTGTATGCCACGGTCGGGCCGGGCACCACGGGCGGGATCTGGGACGGGACCTTCACGGCCCGGTTCACGCGGAACCCGGTGTGGCAGTTCCTAGACCTGGCCACCAACACGCGCTACGGCGGCGGGACCTACCTGGCGCAGGCCGACATCGACGTGGACCAGCTCTACATCCTCTCGCAGCTCTGCGACGAGTTCGTGGACGACGGTTCGGGCAGCAACGAGCCCCGGTATTTCTGCGACATCTACATCCAGAGCCAGGAAGAGGCCATCAAGGTTCTGGACAACTTTGCCAGCGCCTTCCGCGGGCTCCTGTATTGGAGCGGCGGCAAGGTGACGGCGGTGATGGACAAGGACGACGACCCGGTGTCGATCTTCACGGCGGCCAACGTGAAAGACGGGAAGTTCATCTACCAGGGCTCGGGGCGCAAGGCGCGGCACACGGCGGCCATTGTGACCTGGAACGACCCTGCGGCTGGCTACCGCCAGGCCACGGAGTACGTCGAGAGCGCGTCCGGGATCGCCCGCTACGGCTTCAACCTCGCCAAGGTGGCGGGTTTCGGGATCTCTTCGCAGGGGCTGGCCCAGCGGTTCGGCCTCTGGACGGTGCTCAGCGACATGCTCTCCCCGGAGACCGTCACGTTCACGGCAGGGGCCCAGGGTGCCGTGCTGCGCGCGGGGGACGTGATCCAGGTCATGGACCCGCACCGGGCCGGGCTCTCACGGTTCGGAGGTCGGGTCGTGTCCGCCACCACCACGGCGGTCACCATCGACCAGGCCGTGACCCTGGGGGGCGGGACCTACTACCTGAAGTGCCAGCTTCCGAACGGCACCCTGGAGACGAAGACCATCAGCAACGCCGCAGGGTCGCACACCGTCATCAACGTGACCGTGGCCTTCAGCGCGGCCCCGCAGGACGTGTGGATCATCCAGTCGGGCGCCACCGAGGTGCTCTTCCGTGTCCTGTCCGTCCGTGAGACGGACCCGCTGCAGTACGAGGTCACGGCGCTGGCCCATGACCCCACGAAGTACGCCCTGGTGGACGCCGGGGCCACCCTGATCGACGCCGGCGGGCCCGGGACCATCTCGTTCAAGCCGGTCACCAGCCTCAATGCCTCGGAGACCCTGCGGATTCAGAGCACCGGGCTGATCGTGGTGCTGACCGCCTCCTGGCTGCCGCCGTCCATCGTGGCGGGGAACCCGAACCCGGTCCGCTACGTCGCCGAGGCCTCCCGCGCCTACGGCCCCTGGATCCCGATGGTGGTCAACGCGAACACGGCGGAGCTGCCCGAGGTGGAGCCTGACGCATACCGGGTGCGCGTCTTCGCGGTCTACCCCACCGGCACCAGCACGGAAGTCGTGGACACCTACACCGTGCTCGGCAAGGTGGCCCCGCCCGCGGACGTGACCGGCTTCGTGGCCACGGTGCAGGGCGATGTCCTGGCCACCACCTGGGACGCTGTGGCGGACGTGGACCTCGCCTACTACACCATCCGCGTGCCGGGCGCCGGCGCGACCGACGCGATCAAGTGGGCCGCGGGGACCGCCGTCACCGGCTGCGAGAAGCTGTCCGTCACCTTCGCCACCCTCGTGCGGCCGGCCACTGGGTCCTATGACTACTGGATCAAGGCGGTGGACACCTCGGGGACGGAGAGCGCGAACCCCACCAAGCTCACCATCGCCGTGAACGCGCTGGACGACTATGTCACGCCCTCCGAGAAGCGGATGTGGAAGGCGGAGCGCGATGCGATCTACGCCGGCCAGGGCGACCTGGACACCCAGGCCGATGCGGTCAGCGTGAGCCGGGTGGCCTATGACAACGCCATCAGCGCGCTCGGGACGTACCTGGAGACCTTCACCGGGGCCCAGGGCTGGACGGGCGGCGCGACCGACGACTGGACGGCCTACACGGCGGACTACTACCTCGGCAACGCGACCCCGGCCACCACCGGGGCGGTGATGTTCAGCAAGTTCAAGGATGTCTGGACGGCCCGGGATGCGCTGATCACCGCCATCATGGCCGCCACCGGCACTCCGTTCGTGCCGACGGACACCTTCCGGCCGGCGCTCATCTGGGACTTCGGGGATGGCAGCGACGCCAGCTTCACCATCGCCGGAGGTTCGGCGGCGGATTCGGCCACGCCCATGGCGAAGGTGTCGCGGAAGCTGACCTGGTCCTCGGGCACCATGACGGCACTTTCCCCGGATTTTTCGTCCTACGGGATCACAGGCAAGGAGGGCCGGGTCATCCTGGCCCGGATCAAATACAACTCAGGGACCTGGGTCGGCAAGTGCCACTTCAAGGGCCTCAGCCCCTCGATCACCACGGGCACGGCGGACAAGTGGGCCCAGATCACGGCGCCGCCCACGGGGCAGTGGACGGATGTGGCCTGGGACATGACGCTGCTCAACGATTCGAGCACCAGCTACATCGCCAACACGCGCATTGATCAGATCCTGCTGGACCTCGTCTCGAGCGCGGGAAATGTCGAGATCGACCACGTCAGTATCGGCACCTACGGCGCCGGCTCGAAGATGGACCGCGACAACGCGCTCTACCAGGGGGTCCTGGACGCCCTGGCCACGGGGAACGTCGCCCTGCTCGGCAGCACGGTGATCTCGAACGGCGGGAACCTGATCCCGAACCCGAAGAGCGAGCTGACCTCAACCACGCTGCCCGCGGGCTCCTACGGGCTGGTGAACATCGACAGCACCGGGGTCGGCTACAACGGCTCCACCGGCTGCCGCAAGGTTCTGGCTGGGGCAACCGCCCAGATCACGGCGCGGACCGAGTGCAAGCCGAACGAGGTCTATTACGTCTCAGCCCAGGCGAAGGTGAGCGGTGCGGCCACGGCGGCGCTGCAGGTGGAGACGTTCGACAAGGACGGCGTGAGCCAGGGCAATGTGACCCTGACCTCGGGATATTCCACCACGTCCACGAGCTACACCCTGATCTATGGGCAGGCCACGATCCCGGCGAACGCGGTGGCCATGTGCGTGAAGCTGAACTGCACCAGTGGCACCCACGCGCTGTTCGACGAGCTGGGCTGCCTGCGGGCAGCGGATGCGGCCCTGCTGGTAAACGGCTCGGTCACCGCCCTCGTCATCGCGGCCAGCGCGATCCAAACCTACCACCTGAGCGTGGGGCCGAACTATCAGTTCACCGCGACCTCGGGCGGGTCCCCGCTGCTGATGAACAACGACGGGACCTTCAGCGCGAACACGGTGAGCGGTGCGACCGAGAACAGCGTGGATGCGGCATCCTACATGGACGGGGCGCGGCTCTACCCCGCCACCAAGTCGAAGACCTACGAGGCCAACTTCCTCTCTGCTGGCGGCCAGGACCGGGGCTTCCTTATCAACATGAGCAGCGCCTTCGGGACGGTGAGCACCGGGCTGCGGATCCTCCACAGCGGGTCCGCCATCACCGTGAAGCCGGTGACAGGCACTCGGACCTACGGGACCACAATCACGCCCACCACCACCCCCGCCTCCGTGCCTGCGGCCGGGACCGGGAAGCTCACGGCGGTCTGGGCGGGTGACTCCGGCACCAGCTGCTCCCGGCGCCTGGTCATCAAGTGCGACGGCGTGGAGGTCCAGACCTACTCGGACGCGGCCATCGCGGCGGTCTCGGCCGGGGACGACGGGCAGCAGTCGGGCTACGCTGGGATCATCCTCGGCACCCACGCGACCAGGCCGGGCGACGTGAAGGTGTGGGGCATCGCGCTGGGCATCGGCAGCGTCACCATCCAGGATGGCGTGGTGACGGCCAACACGCTCGAGACGGATCTCGCCATCGCCAACACCGTCCGCAGCTCCAACTATGTCGCCGGGTCCGCAGGAACATCGCCCACCGGGTTCAAACTGACCGGGGCAACATTCACCACGACATACAAGAACGGAACCACTGGGAACTGCCAGTTTGAACTTGGCGACGGCGCGAATATCGCGGGTTACAAGGCCCTGACGCTTGCCGACCGCGCCATGTTCCAGTTCAACCGCCTCGGCAACTCTGCCTTCGCCTATGCGCTCACGCCCTGGGGGACGAATGGGACCGAACCCCCGGTGTGGTCCAGCGAGACCAAGACCGCAGGCACGGGTTCTGCCGTTCAGTCGGCCTCGGGGACAGTGCTCTCAACTCCAGTCGAATCCACCGGGAGCGTGTTCCAGCCGTTCACGGTCCCGCCTTTGGCCGCGGGGACTGTTGTCACGCTCACGATGGAGACGGGCCGCTACAGCAGTTCCGGCGCGAACGCCAGTTATGACGCCTATGTAAAAGCCTATCTGATGAACACCGCCACCGGCAGCGAGTCGCTGCTGGCGACCTACACCTACGCCACATGGACCACGGCTGAGGCGCTGGCGTGGACGGCCCGGTCCGAAGACATCAGCACCGAGATCGGAACGGCCGGCGGAGACTTTGTTCTCCGGCTGGAGTTATACACCTACGCGATCCGGACCGGAGGCGCAGGCACCAAGACCGCGTCCGTCTATGTTGACGAAGTGGAAATCGTGATTTGACCAGGGGGGCCAGTGAGACAGTGTCTCAGAGCATTGTGTGGATTTTGTGCGGAAACTCTGGGAATTGCGCGAAAAATCCCGGAAACTTTCGACCTCCTGCGGCTCCCTACCAGGCAGCATGAAGCCCGTAGACTGAGCATCTACGGGCTTTTCACTGGAGCCGGCG